ATCGGTAACGTACGTTTCTTTCAAAGCTCCCGAGGCAGCATGACCACCGGTGCGTCAATGTTAGGAAATGATGTTTACAACATCTTCATAACTGCGCAAGAAGCATACGCTAAGATCGAACAAAACTCGGTTTCGGCGAAATTTATTTATCACCCGCCAGGACACGGAGACGACCCCGCCGAGCTACGACAAACCGCAGCTTGGAGAATGGCGCAGGTGCCGCAAATCACAAACGACGCTTGGATTATAAATCTACGCGCAACATTAGCTTAAGGGAGGTAAGAATATGAGTACACCAATGTCATTGATCGCTCAGGGCTCTTATGTCTCTGACGGTAATGCAAGGACTTTGGAACTTCCATGTCCTGTTGATTATTTTATAATTCGTGACAGAACACTATGGGGTACCAACCCTACAGCTGTTGTAGAATCGAATTGGTATCGTGGCTTTGCCGATGGTCAAGCTCAAACAGTAACTGAAGGCGGTGCAGGTGCATTGTCAGCTACTGTAGTTGCTGCCGGTGGCGCAGGTTTCACCGAGGTAGATTATACCTCAACAGAACCCGGCGCTTTAGTAGCAACAGGTACCGCTATCACCGCTGCTAACCCCGCTGTTGTAACAGACGCCACTACCCCACCTCTTGGTAGTGTAGTACGTATGACCAACACTACGGGTATGCTTCAGATAGCAGGTCTTGAGTTTACCGTAACCGCAGTAACCGCAGGTGTTAACTTCACCTTAGGTTACTTGAACTCAGCAGGTTACGCAGCAGCTGCTACTAACGCAGACTACCGCGTAATTACCCAAAGTCGGTTTTTACCACGTAGAAAATGGATTCTAGGAATTACCGCCGCTAATCCGGCCGTTATTACTACATCAACAGCCCATGGCTTTGCTGTAGGTGCCAAGATTACCATTAAAAACCCCGATGCAAACTTCGGTATGCCACAAGTTGACGGCTTGTCAGGAACTGTAACCGCAGTGACTGCCAACACCATCACCACGGATATCGATACATCGGCGTTTGCAGCGTTTGCTTACCCAACTTCAGCTGTAGCAGCAACAGGTGTAACACACCCACAAGTTGTTCCTTACGGCGAAGTTGCCACCATATTGACAGAAGCTACCGATAATAGCATGTTGTCTGGATTATATCTGGATACCGGTGTTGTTGGTGCTAACGCTTCAACTATGGACTGGTTGGCCTTTAGCGCTGATTACAGACCGTAATTAACACAGTGAAGGGGGTGTATAGCCCCCTTCCTTTAAAAGGAGCAATATGAGCTTTGTAAGAGAGATACATTTAGATAAAAAAACTAAACTAAACGCCGAAGCAAGAAAAAAAGCTTCCGAAATGATAGAAAATGCTAGAAAAGAAGATTCTAAGCTAGTAAAAGGGATGTTTAAGAATTTAGAAGTGAAGGGAGGGGACGCTAACTTTCCTTACAGAAAATACCGAGGTGAGCCACTACGTTTATATAATTTTCAAGACGGCGAGACTTACGAGATACCTTTAGGTTTAGCCAAGCATATAAACAATAACTGTAAACGTAAGCGTAGAACACACGTTTTGGATATTAACGGTAGAAGGACAGAAGCACCCGGCAAACATGAACAAAGATATGAGTTTGTTTCGACAGACTTTAGTTAGGGGTAAATATGGCAGTTACCGGTTCTTTAGAACAGATAAAAACGAAGGTTAGAAAGATAACGGGGCGTTTATCCGTTAACAAATTATCTGAAGATGACTTAGAGAATTATATAAATGATTTCTATCAATATGATTTTCCAATGGAAGTTAAACACTGGGAGACGACTAACTACCTATCGCCTATTTTAGGTAATGACGGTAACTTAGTACCGGACGAGCCTTATTATGCTGTAGACGTTAACTCATACAGTGCAATAGCACCACCTTTTTATGTAGGTGGTTATGAAATTGACTACTTTCAAAATGTAGCCGAGTTCATGAACTACTTCCCGTCTAGAAAGACCGTGGTTACATTAGACACAGGAAGCGGTATCGCAGGCCCCTATAGCGGTACTATCACTACCACCCCTATACTTACTCAAAGTATCTTTATATCGGCTGTTGACAACGCAGGAAACTCGCTTACATGCACGGCTAATGACGCAGGTGTTTTAAGCGGTGACGTTGTTGCCGGAGGTACAATCGACTACGAAACGGGAGCGGTAGACGGATTAACTTGGACAGCTGTTATACCAACAGGCAACGTTATATCAGCGCAATACCTAATATACGTGTCAGGAAGGCCTACAGCGGTGTTACATGCTAACCAAGCACTCACCTTTTATCCTGTGCCAAATATCGCCTATGAAACCTACTGCAAGGTAACACAAACACCGGACGCATTAGGTGCCGGAGATCAGCCACAAGTGCGTAACTGGTGGAATATGATCGCTTACGGAGCTTCTTTAAAGATATTCTCCGATAACGGCGACTTTGATAATTACGAGAAATATAATGTATTGTTTAACAAATACAAGCGTTTAGCGCAAAGGCGTACGCTAGAACAATTAAAAACACAACGGGTAGCAACTATCTATGACAACCAAAGTGTGCCAAGAGAAAGCTTCCCTTCTAATATTTAGGAGTTAGTATGACTTTCACCCCCGGTATTCCGTTAGCTACTGATAAGCCGTCTATATCACGAGCGCAGATAAACACTAACTTCACCCAACTTAACACGGTATTTAATGAAGACCACATTACCTTCAATGCCACTACCGGTAGGGGAGAGCACCAAAAGATTACCTTCAATAGCGTGGTGGCTGATCCTGGACTAGGCGACCCGAAAGCCTCTCTTTACATTAAATCGGACGGTACCGACAGCCAGTTGTTTTTTGAGAACTATAACAACACCACAGGCGCTAACGTTCAACGTCAACTATCGAATTTAACCGTTACATCCGCAGGTACTAATTATGGATATACTACGCCGTGGGGTCAGATATACAATTGGGGTTCTTTTACCTGTGCTACGACTGATACAACAGTTACTTATGCCGTAGCCTTTTCGGCACCCCCACAAACGATACAATTAACCGCTGTATCCGATAACGGAGCTAGAAACGCTGTAGTAAGAGTGTCTAACGCCGCTACTGCCGTTTGTAGAGCTACTAATAACGGTTTAACAATATATTACTTTGCAATAGGTGTTTAATGCCTAATATACTTATCGCTCCTTTTCAGACAGGACTTGAAAAAGATAAAGAATCTTGGTTACTACCCCAAGACGCTTTTATTACACTAGAAGATGTCTACGTGTGGAGAGGTAAGTTAAGGAAAAAGCAAGGTTATACCCTCTTAGGGCGTCTGCATAACGATGTGACGTTGCCTGAGGCATTAGGCAATACAGCGGGTGCGGGTACCACCTTCAACGCTGTCCTAGCCTCACAGCCTGTGTCCCCCGGCACGTTAACGGTTACTGCGGGCGCTCTATCATTCCAGGATAACGGTAACGGAACACTTTCGGAAACAACCGGAGCCGCTACTTACAACTACGGTACAATCGACTACGAAAGCGGTACAATCGATCTATATATGAATCCCGGTGTGGGTGTTGTAGCTGTTGCCGCTACTGCTTATCGGATTTTACCAAGATTATCTTGCATGGGATTGGGATTGTATGAAAATACCCTCGTTAACGAAGAAAACCTCATTGCTTTCGATGAAGACTACTCTTACCTTTACAACACAGCAACAAGTGTTTTTGACGAATTGGATGACGCAGCGGGTAATGTACAGACGTGGAACGGCGATAATTACGATTTCTTCTGGACGTGTAACTACTATTACGATACTTCGGCTAACTACCTCTTTTGGGCTACTAACAACGTGGCTAATAGCGTTGTAGGTGGTCAGACGCAAGACGGGATACAAATATTCAACGGCACAGCTTGGTATGCTCAAACACCGGTAATAGACGCAGTCGCAACGGAGCTAAGAGGCTGTCTTATTCTGTTGCCCTACAAAGACCGTATGGTAGCTTTAAACACGTTAGAAGGAGCCGCAGCCACTAGATACCCAAATAGGGCTAGATGGTCGCAAAATGGCGTGCCTTACACAACTACTTTAGGAGGGGCAGACGCTACAGCGTGGCGACACGATCAAATTGGTAAGGGAGGTTATATTGACGCACCGACTAGACAAGCTATTGTTTCAGCAGCCTTTATTAAGGACGCTCTGGTTGTTTTCTTTGAACGATCTACATGGCAGTTACGGTATACTGGAAACGAGTTGCTACCTTTTATTTGGGAACAAGTAAATTCGGAGTTGGGGGCGGAAAGCGCTTTTAGTCCGGTAGGCTTTGACAAGGGTATCTTTGCAGTTGGCGACAAAGGCATTATTAGCACTTCGGGAATTGACGTGGAGCGTATCGACCAGAAAATACCCGATGAGGTCTTTAACTTCCATAACGACAACACGGGTCCCGCTAGAGTCCACGGCATAAGGGATTTTTACAACGAGATGGTTTATTGGACGTTTCCTAACGATGATCCCGATGACACTTTCCCAGATAAGGTGCTAGCACTTAATTACATAGATGGCTCTTACTCTATATTCAATGATAGCTTTACTTGCTTTGGAAGGTATCAGGAAAGATCGGACTATACTTGGGACACTCTGCCATTTGCTACTTGGGACGACTGGAACATCCCTTGGGGTTCTCCGATATCGCAAAGTTACTTCCCTAGCTTGATAGCCGGCAATCAGAAGGGTTTAGTGCTAAAACTAAATCAAGGTGTTGAGAACGATGTTTCCCTAGATTTAACCACCTCGATAGGTATACCGGATTCTATAGACAACACTTCTCCGGCATTATGCCAGTGTGCCAACCATAACATCAAAACAGGGCAATTCGTTAAGTTACAAGATGTTAGGGGATTTGGAATAACCGTTACCAACGAGGATATCGGCATGGCGGAGCTAGGTGTTACGGGGTACAACACTACACTAGCTAACTTAGGCGTTATTCCCGCTGTTTTAACCATCACCGACGGTACTACCACTATTCAAGACTTAGGCGATGGGACTTTCTCAACGGGTGGTATCTTTAGCTCAGCTTCGATAGATTACGAATCAGGAGCTATTTCCATCACGTTTACCGCTGCTTTGGCTGCCGATACGAACCTAACCGCTACTTACGACTATAACGTGCTAAATCAACGTGTTTTTTACGTTCAAGACGAAAGCACCGATACTTTTACGATTTACACCATCAGCGAGACAACGGGAGCAACAGTTCCGGTTGATCTAACCGCCTACGCTTCTTATACAGGCTCGGGAAAGGTTGCCATCATGAATAACTTTAAAGTTAAGACTAAGGAGTTTACGCCACTAGTTGAGCAAGGCTATGAGTTTAGATTAGCCAATGTAGACCTCTTTCTAGGCACTTCTAGCGGTAGCTTCACTATCAACAGCTATACCGATCAAAGCGGCGACATTACTGTATCACTACCTTTTTCATCCGTTGATGACACGGGTAGATTGTCCGACAAGCACTGGTCTAAGTGTTATCCTAACGTTATTTCAGACTTCATACAGCTTGAATTAGGCCTTAATAACTATCAGATGACCGAAAAGACTAACTACACGTCTGATTGGACGCTGCATGCCATGAATCTGGAAATACAACCCGCAGGAAAGATTAACCGATGACCTTTGAGCCTTCTAACACTCTCGAAACACCGCTTACCGAAAATATCAACTTCGGCGATAGCTATGAGGTCTTTAGAAAGCAGTTTAGCAACCTTTACAAAGATGTAGCCCGCAAGGTAAACAATAAGGAAAGAGCTTTTTACCCCGAAACGGAGATACTAAACAATCAACAGTTCTTTACTTCGGGCGACCCTCAAAAATATAGGCAAGTATTTCGCAAGGTCTATGAGATCGGAGCTATTGCGGCAGGGGTAACGCTTAATACCGCGCATGGTTTAACCGGTGTAACGGAATTTACACGCATTTACGGCACTGTAGTAACCAGTGTTCCGGATTATAGACCGCTGCCTAGGGTGTCCACGGTAAACATTAATCAACAAATATCCTTGGACGTAGTAGGGGCTAATGTTGTTGTTATTAACGGGGCAGGCGGACCTAATATAACCTCTGGTATTATTGTTTTAGAGTATTTGAAACAATAGTGCTTGCCTCTTTTTAAAAAAAATACTTTACTTATTGAAAGTACTTTAGAGGTAAGACATGTCATCATTATATAGCTCGTTATTTGGTAGCCCCGGTAAGATCAAAGCACTGCCGACTACCACACCCCAACAACAAAGCCTTTTATCGCAATTACTAAGTGGTTTAGGCGGTCCTTTAGGCTCTGGGTTACAAAATCTTCAACAAATGCTTTCCGGCTCTCCAGAGGCTCTAGAAGCATACAGAGCTCCGGCTATGCGGGAGTTTAAAGAACAAATAGTTCCGGGAATAGCCGAACGTTTCTCCGGTATGGGGGCAGGCGCGCAACAATCTAGTGCTTTTGGCCAGACGATGGGTCAGGCAGGCGCGGGGCTAGCGGAAAATCTAGCGTTGCAAAAGGCACAGCTACAGCAAAACGCTATGGGTCAACTTCAAAACTTATTCGGTATGAGCCAACAACCGCAGTTCCAATATCAGCAAATACCAGGTAAGACAGGGTTTTTACCGGGGTTAGGACAGGCCTTCGGTCAAGCGGCAGGCATGGGCGGTGGCATGGGCATTGCTAAATTATTAGGTTTAATGTAGGAGATTAAAATGACTTTTGAATTACCGGCAGATGTAGAGATACCACAACCTAACTGGTTGGATCAACTAGGCTTAGGCTTAGGTCAAGGTATGCAACAAGGTACGCAGATGGGGTTGCAGAGTTTATTGCAGAACCGACAACAACAAATTAAAAATCAGGGAGAATTGCAAAAATTGTTGTTAGGACAACAGCTTAAAGATCAATCGCCGCAAGCTCAAAAAGCACAGATGGAAATAACCCAACAACAACAGGCTACCCAATCGCTAGGAAATTCTTTAGTAGGTATGAGCGAAATTATGAAGGCCGGACACACCGGACCAGGTAAGGCTGTGGGAGCTTTATTTAGCCCTACAACAAGAGAACAACGCGCTAAATTTGAATCTTTGGGGGCCGGTATATTAGGTAAAGCAATAGAGATGCTCAACCGTGGTTCGCTTTCTGAAGGACATTATAATAAAATTAAAGAACTACTTCCTAAAGTAGGGGATACCAATTCTACAATACGAGGTAAATTAAGCGGTATAGGCGAAGTATTGGGGATGCCTCTTGAGTCTTTGGGCATAAGCTTTGAAAAGGAAGGCGGCTTAAAGGAACGGGGTGCAAAAAAATTGGCCCCCAAAGGAACGGGAACGGCTGCTACCGCAAAATTACAAGTACCTAACGTTGCCGTTGGTACTATTGTTCGTCACCCGAAAACTAAGAAGCTTTATAGAAGAACAGCTTCTGGTTTAGAGGAGGTGAAAGAGTGAGTACAGATTGGGAAATTGTTTCAACGCCAGAAGACACCCAACCGGAACCATCCGAAATGGCCGGAGATTGGGAAATTGTAAGCCAACCCGAGCAAGAAAGCGATCTAAAAGGCGGTTTTAGAACACTGCTACAGCCAGTAATGGGGGCTGCTAAATTCCTTACTTGGCCGTTCCAGTTAGCTAAAGATGTTGGCGTTGGTAAAGGATTGTCTGAATGGTCGCAATATGAACCGGAAATAGGAGAACTATTTAAGGAGCAATATGGTAGGGAATGGAGTCCAGAAGAAAGAGATGAAGCTAGGCAATCGTATCTATCCTCAGTTATGGAAACAGGTGAAAAACTTCCTACACAGGAAAAAGCAGAGCAGCTTTTAGAGGAAAAGGGCATCCCGGTCGAGGCAAGGACAGGAGGGCAAAAAGCGTTGCGTTTGGGTGGTGAAGCAGCTTCGTTTGCACTTGGTGGGGCAGTATCTTCACCCGCTCGTTGGACCGCTGCAGGTGTTGCCGGAATCAGCGCCCCTGTAATTTCCAAGGGACTACAAGAAATAGGGGTCCCCGAAGGAATAAGCGATACTTTTGGACTTATATTATCCGGAATACCCGCAAGTCAAGCGGAATCACTTGCTAATAAATTCGAAAGTGCAAAGAAATTTATTGCGGAAGGAACCGGAAAGACTGAAAAGGAAGCTTCCACCTTTATGTGGAACCGCTTTAAAGAAAACTTAAAGGATAAATCAAAAAAACTATTTAATAAAATAGCCGCCGCTGAAAAGTCCCCCACGTCAGTAACACTCAACCCCGATGAAGTTTCTGAAGCCGAGGAAATTTTAACGAAAACAGCGGACTCCTTGCAAAAAGGCGAGCCAACAGCAGAATACGAAATTGGCAGGGAAATTCAAGAGTCCCTACCAAAACAAGAAAAAACACAACTAGCCGGTATCACAAGAGAGGTTGCACCCAAAACCTTTGAATCTGAAGCACAAGGGGGGCGAAATTTAGAGGGTTATGTTAAAACACAAGCGGAAAAGGAAAAGGGAGCAGTAAATAAAGCCTACAATGTAGCAGAACAGGAATATTCCGGAGTTAACGCAATTTATCCTAAACTAGCTAATAAAATTGAGGGTTGGATTGAGACACTTGGAGAAACAGCCGAACCCAACACGGCTGAATCGAAATCCATAAAATTATTACAAAGCCTGCAAAAGAATGTTATTGGAGATAAAACCGGGTTACGGGAAGTACCTGTTAGAACTCTAATAAAAACAGCGGATAGTTTAGGCTCCTCTAAGCTTTATGATTTGCCTTACATCGGTCCCAAAGGCTTCATCAGATCAATTGTACACGAGCTAAACCAAGGAGCCAAGGAAGCTATTACTAAAGCCGGAAAGGATGTTTCTAAACTGGAAAAGGCAGATAAAATGTACGGTGGATGGGCTGATAAGTTTTTAACCGATGAGATCAAACCGTATCTTAAAAAGGGTGGCAGAAACCCAGAGGAACTATTCAAAAGAGCTGTTTCCGATCCGACAACAATGCGCTCACTTACAGCAGCTTTAGAGAAAAGTGCTAGAGGCACGCAGTCTCTTGCAAAAGTACAAAAAGAATTAGCGGAGTTGCAATTAGCAAAATACTTCAAAAAACCAGATACAATTGGGAACTCCGAATATAAACGAACCATATCTAATCTAAAGGAATTACTTCCAACTAAGAAAGTAGCCAGTATTGATAAGAAATTACAGCAATACGCTCAAAGAAAGCCAAGGATAACGGGAGCTACACCTAGCGATTACGCAAAGTACACAAAAAGCGTGGAAGGTATTAAGGAACTCGAAAGAGAGTTGCGCCGTTTAAAAGTTAAGCCGTCTGTAGCTCGTAATGTTAAAGAAAAAAGTGCCGCCAATGTGTTGTCCGGTGGAAAAACCGAAGCCACGCCCGAATCCATTAAAAACGCTTTGCAAAATAGTGATAAGCGGAGATTACTGATCGAATTGTTGGGTAGTAAGAAAGTAGGCATATTAGAGGACGCTTTAAAAGTTGCGGAAAAGGCTAAGATGTTGCGAAAAACATTGAAGGACGCAAGGATAAACCAGACGAAGAGGTTGGCAGACGCCACTGAGCTCGCGTTAACTCTAGCTACTAAATCGAAAACTTTACTACTTTTTAAAGGTATCAAGTATCTTAGAAATCCTGAAAAAATTAGCCGCATCATTAACGCTATAAAGGGTTTGCGCAAGGGCAACATGACCGCGAGGAATGCTGAGAAAATAAACAATATGTCTAAGTAGTATTGATACCCTACCAATCCTTCATCTTGTCGCCGTGAATTTCCCGAAAAAGGATGACAAACATTAAGCAGATTAACGCCATTGTACTATCTAAAAAACTGTAGATAAACATAGAACACTAATAAACAAACACTAATAAAACCTAACATAACAAACCTCCTTATTGTAGCAAGCATTATACAACAATGTTGCAATTACCGTAAGCCCGAAAGATTATTTTATTCTGCGTACTAAAATATTTATTGCTATCTTTAAAGAATGTGCTATGATGATTGAAGAAAAGCTTTTCATGGGGCGTTTGCGTGATCACTCGCCCCTTCTTTTAACCTTATCACGGAGGTTCTTATGGTTAAATCTGTTCAGAAGCAAGTCGAAAATGCTATTGAGATTATTGGGTATGAACTTTATCTCAGCACTTACAAACTAAGCGCGGCGTTTGGCATCGATCATATTTCGATGAAAAAGTTAATCACAAAACATAAGTCCGAATTTTTAAGTTTTGAAGATGGTCAAAAAGAGCTGAAAAAACGACTTATTTCGGGTATTTCAAATGCACGAAATAAATTCGAAAAACGCGGCAGAAAACAGGTGGAATTCTTACTTAGCGAACATCAAGCCATGTACTTAATCTTGTTATCGAAAAATAACGAGCAAGTAGTCAAATTCAAAGGCTATGTTACAAGAACGTTTTTTAAGCAGCGAAAATTTATATCGAAAATAATTGCCCAAAAGCAAAACGCGGAATGGCTCGAAAAACGTAAATCCGGTGCAGTTACTAGAAGAATTTCTACCGATGTTATGCAAGAGTTCATAGGATACGCTAATAGCCAAGGAAGTCAAAGCGCTGACAAATATTATATTGTTATAACAAAAATGGAAATGCGCATTTTGTTTGATTTTGATTATTTGCAAATTAAAAATGCTAACTTAAGAAATTTTTTAAATGAGTCGCAACTATCTGCCCTAGAAAAAGCCGATGAGATTATCGAAAGGGCGCTAAAAGAAGGCATGAAAAAGGATATGTTTTACAAAGATATCTATAAGCTTGCGAAAGATAGAGTAGAGCGTTTTGCTGACTTGATCGGTAGATCGCCTGTACTAAGTATAGTACAAGATGAGCCTTTGCAACTAAAATAAAAAGTGTCCACCGCCGTGCCAAACTAGTCCTTTTTAGCCTTTTATTTAAAAAATCATTTACCTACAAAGGAAGCGTGAAGAGAAGTGCAAACCATATAAACTCATTCACGACATTCCCAAGCTTTACGCTTTGGGGTTATCCTTGCCGACTTGCGACTTACTAACTTACCGATTTTTAAACTTACTTACTTATACCTTAAAAACTTAAGACTTTATAAATATAAATTGCACGTAATACGAGCACCTGGATGCAAGAATCGAACTTGCTGCATCAACATCCGTTGTATTGATAACGTGGCCTTAAACCATTCCTTAGGTATAGTTATTCCTTTTTTATCTCTTTGCATTAAATGATTTTAATTTTTTAATCTATCAAATCCGTTGTAGCGTTAACGATTTCCAGAGTTGCGTCAATTTCGTGGGGTTCTGTAGTAAGTTCCTCTAGCTTTTTATCACGTTCCACCGGATCGTAGTAACGGCGAATTTTAGCGGGCACAACTTGGCCACCCGAAAACTGAACGTTGCCCTCTCTCAAGTTCTTATCCGTAAGCATTTTATACATGCTAAGTTCTTGCTTCGCTAGCGTACGTCTCCTTAAAATCCATTCCGTAATCGATTTTTCTACTACATTATCACCTAGCTTGATCTTTACTTGCTTTTCTAAGTTTGTTTTTTGTATAGCATACTGTAAGTGCGAAATATCTTTCAAAATATCAGTGTAACCCTGAATCCAACTCGTTACTTGGGATCTCTGATCAGCATAAACAGGCGTTTCGTAATCCAAATCCGCACTGTGTTTACCAATTTTTTCCTTAATGTCGTCGGCTTTTTTCTGTAAGTACTTCACTTTTTTAAGAGCTTCTATAAGTTTCATGAAATTCCCTAACTTGTTAAAACGTTAAAGTTAAAGTTAGTATATACAAGAATTTTTTAGCAACACAAAAGATTCTTTAGTCTTTCCTAACCTTTATTTGACAACTCCCAGAGCTAAAGCTAATGGGATTCCTAATTCACAGAGAACAGCCAGGAGGACGAAGCTTGGTTATCGCAAAAATCCTTAAAGAGGACTTTTACGGTTGTTCCAACTCATGTCCTCCGGTCTTACACTCTCTCCAAAGGCTTAACATCCCGAGTGTCCCTCGGCTAGACCTATGAAGGTAAGACTATTTTAACAAAAGAGTTAATTTATGGAAATACGAGGAAATATTTTAATTAGAAGCTATCATCCCAAGGCTGAAGCCAAGGGTTTTCCCGCTTTTTATCATAAATTAGTATAGTTTCGGTTTTGATTAATTCCATGCTAATCTTTCTTAGCTATAGTCTTTTTCTTTACCGGTTTCTTAACTTCAGTATGTATATCCGACAAAATTGTGTAAATATGATCCGTAGCTTCACGAGTTGTCTTTAAAGTGACGTCAACAGTCTTTTCGAGTTCTACCAAGCGTGTATTGCCGTTGTGCACGTAATCACGTAATACTTCGATGATTTTGCTTTGTCTATTGATCGTATCAGTTAACGTTTTGATCGTGTAGATAAGCCCGGCTAAAACCGTGGCGACTAAAATATTTACTACAAAATAAGACATGTTTAACCTTCTTTTTTTTGGTGTTACTTTTTCTTTTCGTTGACCTTTTTTTGCATTTCTAAAAAGGCGTCAAAAGCACTCATAGCATGCTCTAATTTCTCTTTTCCGAGGCTAGATTTCCATTCTTGATATTTCCTAAAGTCTTGATCGTAAACGGGTAAGTACGCCATTCCAACGGTTGCATTACCCTCGCCATAAAAGCTAGAATTGAGAACCTTAGCTGCTAAAAGTGCCTTTGCTTCGGCGTGTGCAGCCGCAATTATCGGCTGTGTTTCGGCTAGTTTATTAAGCCAACTTGTGCTTTTTTTATGCTTCCGACACCACGGCGCTAAATGTATAGATTTCGACGTTTCGACATAATTCAACAGGTCTTCAGCAAGCTCTTGCAGTTGCTTTTCAGTGTATTGCGGATTAACTTTTCTTTTAAGAGTGTAATCGTTGCCTTTTTCAGCGGCCATACTCAAACCATATCACTATATATATTGATATACCAAATCATATACAAAATATTTTATAACGCAAACAAAAAATAAAATAATTTATCGTATTGTGGTGATTACGTGATCGTGTTATCATATGCACATATGATTAAGACAAACAATCATAAAACAACAACAAGGAGAAAATAATATGAATAAGGAATGGTTAGTATATAGATGGGGCGCTTTACGACTATCTGATATAGATTACTTTGAAATTACGGACGATGAAGACTATTGCGTATTTGCATATACAAAGAGCAAACAAAAGCATTTTATAACAGCGGGTTGTAATAATGATGCCGCACAAAAAAAACTTAATCAATTATTAAACGAGGTTAACGGTGAAAACAATAACTAAAGAAGAGCTAGCTAAGATATTACACGAGCACGAACTATACTTTGCTAGTACCTGTAAAAAAGGTGAGTTAGCTAATTTAATTGGGGCGAGTTTAAGTTGTATTAATTTAATTGGTGCTAATTTATCCGGTGCTAGTTTATCCGGTGTTGATTTATCCGGTGCTGATTTATCCGGTGCTAATTTAATTAGGGCTTATTTAATTAGAACTGATTTATCCGGTGCTAATTTATCCGGTGCTAATTTATCCAGGGCTAATTTAATTAAGGCTTATTTAATTAGAACTGATTTATCCGGTGCTAATTTATCCAGGGCTAATTTATCCAGGGCTAATTTATCCAGGGCTAATTTAATTGGGGCTGATTTAAGTTGGGCTAATTTATCCGGTACTGATTTATTCGATGCAAATTTAAAAGATGCTGATTTATCCGGTGCTGATTTATCCGGTGCTGATTTAATTGGGGCTAATTTAAAAAACACAATATTGGAGAAAAAATAATGGAGAAACCAAAATTTAAATTTAAGATACGCAAAATAGTAAATAACGACCGAGTATACCCGGCTAATTTGCTAGCGGAGCTTTTTCTTAAGCTCATGCAAAACAATTATCCTAAGACTTTTACGAAAGAAAGCTTAGATATTATTAAAGACATTGGCGAGATTTGCCAATTTATTTTAGAGGAGGCAAGCGATGAATGAGAAAAAAAACACAGCTTTTCAAGATTTACTTGAAGCTTATAAAGCGTTTAAAACACCAACATTTAATAAAAAAGTATCCTACGGTACAACTAAATTTTCGTACGCCGATTTAGGCGAAATATATCAATCTATCAAGCCCGCATTGGTGGCGTGTGGTTGGATGATATGCCATCAATTAGAAATTAGGGATAGCTTATTGATTGTCAAGACTTTCTTAAAACATATAAGCGGTGAAACAACTG